AGAGAGGTTCTTGTGCTGAAAGAGATTGGCAAAAGCAACGAATGGGTATGCAATGGAATGAAGAACTAATAGATGGAAGAAAAAAAGATATTTCATATATGTTTCCTTATTCACAGTGTGCCATCTTAGGAAGAGTCTTTAACACTCTTAATGACAGAAATATAAATCCTGAAACAGGCGAACCTTCTACTAGATCAGATCTTTCTCCTACCCTACTAAAAGAATTGGGAGAGCAACTAGCTTTGTCTCAACTTACTAGAAATACTACTTCTGTGATGAATTTTGATACATTACTAAGAAAAATAGTTAATGGAGATACAGATAGTTTTCTTGGCGTTACAGCTAAAACTATTCTAGCTATGCCTGCGAACTATATATCAGGATTTAGTAGACCCCTAGCTGATCCGATTCAAAAACTGTCTACGTATGCTCTAGGTGACGATGATGTAAAAATGGGTGTTAATACTAGGGATTCATTGGAGAAGACAGCCTATAGTGCTACTAGATATGTAACTAACATAATACGAATGTTGGGGGGAGATGGCCCGCTTGAATATTATTTAGAGCCAAAAACTTCTATGTTACGAACTGATAAGTCTTATACGTCAGGTGGGTGGTATGATATATTAGGATTTAAGGGGATGGATCAACCTACAAATATGGAGATGCTACTAAATAAAGCAAATATGCGACCTTGGAATCAGGAGTATAGGAGCAAATTTCCTGAAGCTGATAAATTTGTACGACAAGTTATTGCACCCTATTTAGAACATGCAACATATAAGACTCTAAAGGATAAGAAATTTCTAGCACTGTCTATAGAAGATAAAAGAAATTTTGTAAAAAAAGAAGTCTTGGACAAGATAAAGGGAGAAGTAATAAAAGACATACGTAATGGGCTTGTCTCTGTTGAAAGACCTATAAGAGGTGGATTAGAGCAACCCCCTAGTATGGGAACAAAAGAGTATATGAAAAGATTGGATTTAGTAACTCAGATAGCTGAACAAAGCGATAGAAATATTCTTGAGGGGATACAGGCTTACAATAAAGCTGCTAGAGATGTAAATGAAATTGATATAACCACTAGAGGTGTCGAGTTACTTAAATTATCTAATCATCAACTAAGAACTATACTTCAAAACACTAAAAAAATAAAGAATGATAAGTTTTAGCACATAAAAAAAGGGAGCAGTAAATTAATACCACTCCCCAAGTTGACCACACAGCTACAGGTCTATAAAGCGACCAACCTAATACTGACTATATAACAACTTTTCCAATCTGTCAAGTACTTTTTTTAATTCTTTAGCAATTAATAATAATTCATCTTCTTTTTTATCGGTTCGATTGTCTAAGAACTCCTTTGCCTCTTCTTCTATTTTCATATTTTTTGACCCTCTCCAACTGCTCAAAGTAGGCTTTGTTAAATCCACGTTCCCACTCTTTATTCCTGTATGTGTCAACATTATACGGATTAATTAAGTTACCTTTATAGAAATCTCTAATTCCTCTATCCACAATATTCATCTTTAAAATCCTTTAAATATTTGTAAGCCCTGTGTATGTTCTCAGGGTTGTCTCCTAAGAGTCCAAGGCTAGTGTTACAGTTATGACAGAGCCATCCTCTGAACATTCTCTTCTCATGGTCATGGTCAATACAAAATGCAGCTTTCCTATTGGTTTCTCTTAAAGCTATATCTTCAAGCGTTCTTAAACAAATGGGGCAAGCATGATCCTTATCAGGTTTTGGGGCAGTCTTTTTTATTGCATTACGTATGCGTTGTAATTCTCGTATACATTGTTTGCACTCTGGTCTTCTCCATGTATTAACTCCACTATGCCAATCAAAACCTTCTAGAGGAAGGAACTTCTTACAATGTGTGCAATGTTTACCATCCTTGCCTACATTGTTAGGTAAAGCCTTGAATAGGTTGTACTGCATTAGTTGCCACAACTTCCACCTGACCCACTAATATCACAGATATCGTGTGTCTCTATAGCCTCTTCAAACTCTTCTCCTAATTTATCTACTGCTTCAGAATAAGGTACAGATGTTAAAGGTTGACCACCTCTAGACCCATCAGCATAACAAGTGAACCCTCTTAATCTATGAGCATAGGATGCTAAACAATTAGCAAAATCATCTACTGTGTCATCATTGTTTGCCTTAGAACCCCAAACAGGAAGATTAATCGTTGATGATATAGCCATGTCTACGTAGTCTTGTACATCTGCTTGAAACTTAATACGTTTCTCATAGTTCTCAGCTAAATCTAAAGCACTTTCAACCTTGTTAGGGTTCACCCCATAAAAATCAATCAGTTCTTGAGCAGCAGAGTCTACTACATATTGATAGTGCCATTTTTTGTTGCCTTTAAGATACCTTCTCTTATAAGCAACAGAGAAAATAGGTTCTATGCCTGTGCTAGTGCCAGCTAATATACCTATAGATCCTGTCGGTGCAATTGATCTGTTAGCTACAGGTCTTGACACCTCAAGTTGATCAGCAAACTCTCTAGATATTTTATTAGAATGCCCTTTGTAAACAGATAGCCAATTGTGTAACTCTCTATTTACTCCGTAAGGATGGCCTCTTGATATTAACCATTCATGCATACCCATAAGACCTAAACCAAGCCTTCTATTCTTTTCCCTCACCTCATAAACTCTTTCATAAGGTAGCTTTGCTCTAAGAGTACCACATAATAGAAACTTTGTGGATAGTTCAACAACATCTTTGAACTCTGAAATATTTTCTATTCTACCTAGATTGATACTCCCCAAATTACACACATCACTGTCATCGGCTGAAGTAACCTCGCAACAAGCATTGCGTAAGGTTTCATTCTCCTTTTCAAAGAAGTTAAAACTGAATCCTGGTTCGGATGTTCTCAGTGCTTGAGCTACATTCTTTCTAAATGTAGTTCCTACATCACCTGTCTCCATGTAAGATAACAACCAATCCGTATCATAATTTAAACTAATGTTAGTCATATCTAAGGGTGCTGGAAAATTAAAATCATCCTGTTTAATATCCCACAAGCTCTGACCTGTAGATCCGACAGGCATATTATGCCAATCTTTAGCTTTGAGAAACCCTTCAGCATCTCCATGTTGCCAATTTAAAGATGCGTAAATAGCTGATCTTCTTGACCCGCCTTGCATAACTTTAGATCCGATTGAATTAATCATCTCCATTTTAGGAATTGGCCCGCTTGCTTTTCCACCAGTACGAGCAATAGGGGATTCCGCAGGTCTGTAAACGCTATAGTCTATACCTATACCACCGCCTGTCATTAGACAACTCTCAGCTTTCCAAGATAAATTTGCCCAATCTTCACGAGTATCCTCTTCTGCTTTTAGCAGATAGCAGTTATTAAAGAATTTATTAGCACGACCTGCATAGTATAAGTATCTACCACCAGGTATGAACTTCATTGTACGTATATAGTCTGTAAGTTGTTCTTTATCACTTCTAGGTAGATTGTCACAGCAAACATCTTCTACTAATGTTTTAGCTAATGCATCCCAAGTTTCAGCACCTTCATGTCTATATTTCTGATTAAATATATCTTCAGAAAACTTAGATCTAAATGCAGGGTTTAAGTTACTTTTATATTTCATTGTGTGTCACCTTTATAGTTTTAATTTTAATACCATCAACATCAAATATTAAATCTTCAATTATCTCTTGTATAGCATCATTGATGCCATCGTCAATAGGAAGTACGTTTTCTTCCTCATCGATTTCAAGCATCAAGAATACTTTAACTTTCATCTGCACTCTTAATTGTTTCTAGGTACTTATTTAAATACCAAGATCCCTTTAGCAGATCCTCATCACCATTTTTATATCGTTCTCTCCACGTATATTTTATTAAATTACCCTTAATGTAACCCCTAAACTCATCATCGTCAAGAGCAGCACGTATAGCATCAAAGCACTCAATGCCATGTTTATTATAATGAGGTGGATGATTTACCATATCTGCATCTTCTGTATAGTCACCCTTGAAATCATCAACACTCATCTGTTATCTCCTGATCCTTGTATTACATCTCTAGATAATCTACTGTTTAACTTTTTAATATTCATTAACGCCGCTTGATGCATGGGCATATTAAGATCCGTACATATAGCCGCACAATACCATAAAACATCTCCTACCTCTTTTAGTATTTCTACTCTATCTTCTTCACTTATATGGCCTTTCTTGTCTCGTATAATCTTTTTATATTTATCAGCCACTTCTCCTGCTTCTGAATTTAATCCTAGTATAGGGTAGGTTATTTTCTCATGTTCAGGATAAAGCATAAAAGCTTGTGCTAATTTTTGGTATTCTCCCATGTCCATTATATTTGTCTCCAATCTACCTTAATAACATTGCCTTCTTTAGATATTACTTTAGGACTTGTTTTTACTTTAGTCTCAAGTTGATCCTGTTCATCCATCACAGTATGAACTCGTTGCTCGTCTTGCTTTTTTCTCTCTTCAAATACCTGAGTTAAAAAATCTTTATCTGTTTCCATCATAGTAACACATGTACTCATTAAGGACATCATATTTATGAGCATATCATTTGTTGCTTGGTCATACTTATTATTTTTAGAATAGTACATGCTTATATCAACTTGTCCATTCCACTTTCCATCGTTATCTTCTCCACAAGAAAGAAGAAGTGCAAAATCATCTATACCTAATTGCATCTTTTTTCCTTTAACCATTTGAGGGGAATTACCCTCGTTGCGTATTTAAATTCATTCTTCTCGCACCACATTGCGTAAGTAGTCTTGCTCCCTTTATATAATTTACTTCTCTCATTTGTAAAGACAAATCGAATATCTAATTCAGGGTGTTGCTTTTTTACCTCAACGTGCTTTCTTCTATCTTCACTCGTGAACAGACCTTTCGTTTCAATTATAATTCCATTGTCTAAAACAAAGTCAGGAGTGTACACTCTAAAACGTACATCTGTCCACTTGATCTTGAACTCCTCGTATCGCACACAGGACTCATGCTCTTTTATAAAGTCAGCAACCTTTTCTTCTAGCCCACTGCGATACTTTCTTTTATTATGTCTTCTTCTCATGCTAGATGGACGTATTCTTCCATAGGCTTCTCTTTAGCTTGAGAAACTTTAGATGGTAACTCTTGAATGTTATCCCAACAATCGTGCTTATATCTACAAAACCCACACTCTTTAGAGAGTTTCATATTACCTGAAGGCTTTCCTCTATATGTTTCAGGTACTGGTTCAAAGCAACGCTCAAAAGGCTCATCATTGTTTATGTAAGATATAGTCTTCTTGACTTCTCCAATCACTTCCTTTCTGTCCATCTCATCTGCGGGAACATATTTAAATTCCCCATTGGCCTTGTTGATTACCCACCAACCACCAACATCAGCACCAGTGGCCTCTGCGTAAATAGCTAATTGTGGTATGTAACCAAATGAATCTTTAGTTTTTAGTTCTCCATAGTTGCTAAATTTATGTTTGTATGACCAAGGTGACGCAGACTTAACATCATCTACCTTACCATTTAAAATGAGATCATACTCACCTGTTATATTTTGTCCGTCTATGTCAATGTCTATCTTGCCATTGTCTTCAAACTCAACCTTCATGGCACGTAGTAGACCTTTGAACACAGCCTCGACAACATCTCCTAGAAACATGTTGATGACAAAATTCGATGGGAGTTCAGCCGGTTCGCTAGGCTTATTCTTATCAAACCACAGTTGGCACTTAGGTCTGCCCAAGTTTGATGGTCTAAGTCTAAACTCTTGCCGTGACTCCCCTGCAAACTGTCGGTGCAATGCATCCCTAATATCGTTAACAACAGTTTCAATGATATCGCTATCCATCTTCTTCTTATTGCTAATAATATCTTTCAGATACGATTGTGCCAACAGTTCTACAGGGTGGTTCATCTAAGCTACCTCAATTTCTGGTAGTTCGGAATCGCCTAAGATTGATTCTAAAGTATCGATCTCATCGTCTGTCATATTATGCCCTCTCTTTTCATCGTAGCTACCATAAACAAAAGTGTTATAGTTAGATACCCAATCTAAGAAGGATTGTAGTGTTTCAGCATCTTCAGGACTTACATCCAAAGCTTTACTGTCTAGTTTAGTAAGCACTGTATAGTACTTAGCTCCTGTTGCAATCTCTTGGGCTTCTGTTGTGAAGTCAATCGAATGCTGAATCGGTAGATGCTTACGTTTAGCAAGCATGGTAAAAGGCTCACCAGAGGTTTTGAAACTAGTCCTGTTTTCAACCTCAAAGATAACAGGAATGTCAATTGGTACATCACTTAACTTCTTTCCTGTCTGATCTATAGGATTCTCCATCGTGGCTAATCCAAAGATAACCCTTACTCTTTTAATTGTTTTGATTAAGGCTTGCATATCCTCGCTCAATGCCTTGAAATCCTTTATGTACCCCGCAGGTTTACCACAATTGAAACCCCCATGAGTATCTTTCAAGTCACTGTTAAGACTATCTGCCATCACTGTCTTGACGTAGTAACCAGGATTATCTGCATCAGTAGACTGAACATACTTTTTATACATATACCTCTGCATAAAAGGTCTAATCTTCATCTTAGTTCCATAAATGAAAATATCATCAGGCATCTGAATGCAATAAGATCCCGCTTTAACGACTACAGTTTCTGTGTCTTCGCCATCAATCTTCTTCATCCCCATGATTGGACTATGGATTACCTTAACCCTAGCCAACATAGAGGTCTTTGATTCGGAGTCATCGTTACCACTATTGACCCCCATTATCTTAGACATCGTGGCATAATTACCCACGTTATCTTTAGTTACTAAATTTGTTTCTGTCATTATATCCTCTCTTTCTGACTTAATGAACCTACAGTTATACACTAAATTTCTCTCGTGTCAAGCCAATTTTTTCCTATTTTTGCCTCTAACAATAAAGGTACATTAAAATCAATGTGATAATACTTGTAGATAATGTCGTGCAGATTTTGGTTTAATTGTGCTACTGCCGCTATCACTTCATCTACTTCATTAGGATGTACGTCTATTACTATTGAATCATGCACAGTGTTTACCAGACAACTATTCAGTTTGTCAAGTCTTTTTTCAAACTCTAATAAAATAATTGGCACGATACAACCAGTGGCAAAACCTTGAACTGGATAATTCTTTATCATCGTGAAGAATGTTACGCTACCATTCGCTCTCCTTTCAACTTGTGGAAATTCATACTGTCTACCTGATGGGGTGACAATTCGTTTTGTTTCCATAGCCTCGTTAGCTAACTTCTGATGCCAACTTGCTATGCCTTTATACTTCTCGTTAAAATGTCTATAGTATGATGCCTCTGCCTTAGTCCTTCCAAACCCACTAGCCCCATATAAGGGTGCGAATGTATGCATCTTAGCCACTTGGCGATTCGTAGGCTGACCAGCATCTGATATAATCTTAGCTGTGTAACTATGCACATCAAATCCTGTCTTCACTTCATCTATAGCAACTTTATT